TTGATCTTCTTCTAAACTGTCTCATTGGCTCAGAATAAAATCCACCTAAAGCATTCATTTGATTTAGTTGAGCTGGTGTGTATCCACCAACACCTATAGTTGCAGGTCTATAAAATCTAGATCCTTGTAAAGTATTTCTTATACCTTGACCTATTTGTCCTAAAACACTGTTACTACCAAAAGGTAAAAAAGATAATAAAGTTTGTAATCCAGAAGGTTTTATTGTTGAAAAATCTTCTTTATCAGTAAACCCTTGATAATTATCTTCACTTCCAAGAGCACCATAAGGAAAATTATTTACTGCACTCATAATACCTGTGTTATTAAGTGTTGGAATAGTTCCTGTAGCACCCATATCAACTTCTAATGAATCCTGTTGATCATTTGGAAAAAATTCAGGTGGATATGGATCATCATCTACTATTGGACCTCTATTCATACTTTCAAGAAAAGTTGTTGCTAGTTTAGGAGTCTTAGGATTTAAAATAGATTGTAACATTTCATTACTAGCTATTGCACCTAAATCAGATGCTTCTGCTGTCCCCATTCTTGAGAATGCGCCTTTTAATCCACCTCTATTAATAAAATCTAATATAGCATTACCAGTGCTTCCCGTATCTCTGTCAGGAGTAAAGTCATAAGTTAAACCTTTACGTCCTTCTGGACCAAAATCATATTTTCCTATGCTTCCTGCTAATCCAAAATCAACTGGATTATTTATAGCTAAATTCATTAAACCTCCAGTAAATCTTCCAGCAGATGAATCCAAACCATAATCTTCATAACCAACATTTCCTCTAGTTCTTCCACCTTCTATCTCCTTCATTCTGTCTTGCATTGTTTGAGTTAAAAAAGGATCTTGATAACCTAAAAGTCCTCTAGCAAAATTTATAGCAGGCGCACCAGCAGTTGCTAGTATTTCATAAGCACCAGGTAATTTTGCCATTATCTTCTTCCATCCGGTTGTGCATCAAGTCTTAGAGTTCCATATCTCCAAGTTTCACCTGTGCCGTCGTTTTCTATTTTTAGTGCTACAAGTCTTCCTCTTGCACGTGTATCTACTTTATCAGTTGTAGATGTAATTGTAAAGGGACCAAGAGGCGAGCTTGAGGCTGTGTTGTTTGGATAGTTATTTAATAACAATGTAATCTTTGAGTTACCTGTAAGAACTTTAAAATCCGGTATAAATCTTTTAACAGACATAAAGAACTCACCATCTCCTCTGTAATCTGCAAGACCAGTTGAGCCTCCCAATGCGCTTCTTCTTGCTGTAATATCATAATCTCCAGATTTTATAAATGAAGCAATAGCTGTTGTACCTGAGCTATTTACCTGATCAGTTCCTACTTCATGGGCATAATAAGTTGATGCTCCAAATCTATTTGTAATACCCTGAATCTCAAAATTTGGAGTCGCTGTTTTATTATATTCAGTTGCATACGGCACATCAAACACGCCTGTATCTACATAACTCGTTCTAGCTAATGATCCTGTAGTCCAAACTTGTTCTGCATAATTATATGTAACAACTCTATCTATTTGATCTGATCCAGACTTTGGATAAAACCAATTTACTTCACTATATAATGTGTTGTGTTCTGCATAGACAATATCAGTTGCATTAAAATTAATTCCTAAATTATCGCCATCAGTATTAAATACAAAGTCTTCAACCAAACAAGGTAAAGATTTAACTGTACCATCAAATGCAAAAAATCCACCTTCACCTGACATCCAGAATACAATACCATCAGAATAACTTAACGCGTGTTGACCAATCAATCCACAATTTGTACCAACTTGTTTTACAGAAAAAGTAAATGGTGGACCAACAAATTGAATTACGTATGCTGAGCTGTCTGTTAAAACTAAAGTATAATCTTTACCAGATACAGCACCTACAATTTTATTTCCTTTGTCTAATCTAAAACTACCTGCAGTATTAGTAGCTGTAGGTGTGTATGTATTTAAATCTTCTTGATTTGAAAATCTTATAAACATTGGATCAACAGTTGATGTATCACCGATAGTTGTTTCAGTTCCAAAATGAAATAAGTGTCTATCTCTGTCTGAAACTTGTGTTAGTCTAGACGACGTTGGATTATTTGATGTAGAAAAATTTGTAGTTGCCGTTGATGCTCTAATTGATCGTGCGTTTGATGCACCGGCATTCCATGTAAATGTTTTATTACCAAAAATAGTTGCAACTAATACTTCTCCAAAATTATCAAGACTCCAGTTTCCTGGATCCAGAATTACGTCACTGACTGTTCTTTCTGTTCCCCACGTTGACGTGCTCCAAGTATCTGTGCCCCAACCATACCCAGCTGTTTGAAAAGTTGGTCCAACTTCTACATATGGATTAACGGTTGCTGATCCTCCTGCTGTAATACCTGCTCCAGATTCTACTGACGCCATTGTAATTGTAAAACTGTTTGTACTAGCTGTTACAATTTCAAAAGGTTTGTCTGTAAAATCAGATGCTGTGTATCCTGTTCCTGATCCAGGTAAAGTTACAGAAGTAAATGTAAAATATCTTCCAGCGGATAAATTGTGAGAAGTTTTATTGACAGTTACAGTTGCCGAATTATTTGTGGTTGTAAATGTAAATCCAGTAATGGCTGTATCTAATGGAGAGATGTCATAGAAATCATTTCCATAGTATAAAAATAAACCTTGTGATGTTCCTATAGCTGCATATTTTTCACCAGCGATACTTGTCCAAGTATGTTGCGCACGTGCTACTCCAGGTAAAGTTAAACTACCTGCAGTAAGTTGATTCCAACCCCCTATTTTTTCAGGTAATCCATATCTAAATCTAACATTATCTCCGTCGACCCATTGAGACTCAGCTCCGGATTCTGTTATCATCTTATTAAAACCAGGCTTGAAATTTAATTTTTGTAGCATATAGTATCTTATATTACACTTATATAAATAATGAAAGACTCAATATTATAATGGATAAAAGTATAAATATCACCAATTTTATTGGCGTATATGATAATTTTATTACTGAAGAAGAATGTAATAGAGCAATTAAATTATACGATGATCAAGACAAATTTAATAATACAGTTAATAGAATGGTTAAAGAGAATGCGTCTATTCTTGAAAAACAAGATACACATTTTTTTGCAAGTGGAAGCAATGTAGAAGTATGGTGGGAGTCTTTAAACACTATGATGTTAAATTTTACTTTAGCATGGAATCATTATTTAAAAAACACTGGAGCACATAGTGCTTATGATAATAAACCTTTTAATTATACTACTTTAAAAATTCAAAAAACTTTACCTACTGAGGGTTACCATGTATGGCATATTGAACACGGTAGAGGATTTGAAAATGAAGCTAGAGCTTTTGCTTTTTCAGTGTATTTAAATGACGTAGAAGATGGTGGAGAAACAGAATTTTTACATTTTTCAAAAAGAGTAAAACCTAAAAAAGGAAGAATAGTTATTTGGCCTGCAGCTTTTCCATATTTACACAGAGGAAATCCTCCTTTATCAGGTGAAAAATATATTTTAACTTCTTGGATAACGTTGAAACAAGTATGACAAATTTTCATATTTTAATTAAAGATAATTTTTTTGATGAAGATATATTTAATAAATTACAAATAAATGTAATGCAGCTTAAATTTGATGCGCAAGGCAGTGGTTTTTTAGGAAAAGGAAAAGGTCTAAAATATACTCATTACAATAATGAAAATCATACTTGGTTTTCTGTTCCTGTAGAAGATGACGTAAAAAAAATTATAGAAGATAAATGTATAAAAATATTTAACAAAAAATTAAAATTGCATTTATGTTTTTATACTATTTTAGGAAAAACACACCCCATGCCTCATTGTGATTTAAATGATAAGTGTCACTATCAAGCTGTTATTTATATTAAAGGTAATAAAGAATTAAATAAAGGAACAGGTTTTTATAGCAGAGATGAATCTGGTTTAGAATTAAATACTCACGTAGGATTTAATGAAAATAGAGTAACTATATGGGATTCAAATGCATGGCATACGCCATTGAATTTTGCTTCTGATGATACAACCAGAAGATATTCTATAATATGTCAATTTGAAAAATTAAGATGAGCTATAAGAAGTAGGTCTTGCACCTAATCTATCAATTTTTTCAGATTCACTTTCACCATCAACATTATCGTAATCCCACTCTTCTTGCATTTTAGCTAAGTGAGCTGCGTCCCATCTAGTGATAAATTCTTGAAAATCACCTAAGTTTGCATCTGCATAACTACAGTGAGGAGTAGTGTCTCTAAATTCTACCTGATCACTAGCATTTGCTGTTTCATATTGAATGGCCCAAATATTTGAAAATTTAGATTGATTCCAAAAAGTATTGTCATCAATAGCGTATCCAATCCCTTCATTAGCTCCTTCATCAATATTTTTGATTACTGTCTTATCTTCGAATACTACCACCCATGTTGCGTTTGTTGCCATAATTTCTCCTAAGTTTTTATAATATAAATAATTGTTAAATAAGGTTGAAGTACAGAAGGTGTAACTTCTGTTCCAGAAAAGTTTGCACTCATATTGTGTGAGTGACCTGAACCTGAACCTTGGTTACCAGTAGATATAGGTGGAAAAGCATTTTGACTCGCCGGAACACCAGATCTACTAGGTGCACTTACACCAGAAAAAAATGGTAATGGGTGATTGTGCGATGCAAGTTGTGATGTTGATAAAGTTGCGTTAGCTGTTGATCCTGAGATATTACCAGCAGGTGTTACTGGAGTTGTATTTGCTCCACCAGTTGATGCTAAAGCTTTACTAGGAGATTTTCCAATTGCCACGTTATCTTGTAAATCAGGTAATCCAAAAGTAGATGAACCATCTCCATTTCCATAAGTTGTACCTATAATTCCAAATAGGTCTGCATAAGTTGATCTTGAAACATTTGCACCATTACATTCTAAGAAACCTGTTGGTACTGATGAAGAAGACCACGGTACAATAGTTGCCGTAGGAATACCCTCGATACCTGTAAGGCTTGCTCCTGAAAAATCGTATTTTGTTGCTTCGTAATTTGACATTTATTATTTCTCCTTATACGTCCAACCTGTTGTTGCATCTCCTGAGAAGACTAAACAAAAAGCTGCGCCTTGTGTATTGACTACTAGATCTGATGCTGCATTAGCTATATTAGAACTGTTTCTTCCAATAGTCAACGCGTTAGTATTAAAATCATAACCTTGATCCACGAATGAAACTTCATCTCCCGTAGCAGGTGAGGCTGGCAGCGTAACCGTAAACGCTCCACCATTTGTGTTACATAATAATTGAGCACCAGCTTGAACTGTTTCTGCTGCTGTAATCGCTCTCCAATTTCTTTGTTCAGATAATTTTACAATGTTTGTACCATCAGAATATAATACATAGTTATTTCCTTCACATAAAAGAACACCTGTACCTGATGATGTTTTGAAAGTTAAAGTGTTTCCAGCATGGTCACATGCGTTTTGAACATGATAAACTTTTTCAATTGAATCTGGAATACTAACTGTTCTGTTTGCTGCTAAAGTTCCTGTTAATTTAATAACATCATTTTTACCATTTGATAAAGCACCATTAGTAAATGTTAAAGATCTGTTAGCGTTAGTTAAGTTAAAAGTTGTAAAACCACCGATTGCTTGTTCTAAAATTAATAAGTTTGTATTTGTAATTTGTCCCCAAGTTCCTGAGTTTTCACCAGTTGCTTGGACTGTTAATTTTAAATTAGCTGATGTTGAATTTGCCATAATTTAAATTCCTTATTGTCGTTAATTTACTAAAAAATTGAGTTTGTGTCAAACTCATTATGCAGCTCTTGTTGGTACTTCTACCCAACCTGGTGGATCTAAAGGCGCTGAACCTGTATTTACTTCGTTCCAGATCAAAGCATTAG